AGTCGATCATGCCATGAACTTCCTTACGGATTTCTTCTACACGAGCTTTCTCCAAAGCTTCACGTTTGTCGGCCTCCACCTGTTTGAGGTATGTCTCCACATCCTCTTTACAACGTGCGTGTAGACTTGTTTGTTCATATGCTGGGACCATAACTGCAGCAACATCATAGAGGTCAGAAATATGATTGATAGTACGTTTTACAACGATTTTCTCATCATCTTCTTCACTCTCAATTACTGAGCCATTGTCTCTATCGATAACGAAGGCAAACGACATTCTGTCGAGAATACCTTCCTCTACTAACTTAAATAATTCACGTCCTGTAGGAGTGTCGATGACCTTGGCTTTCATATGAACGCCATCATCTTGAGATGTTAACTCCAAGGAACCATTTTTAACGCGTGCTACTGGGAAGACATCTTCAGAGTGATTGAACTTCATAAAGCAGTTCTTCATTCTTGTCTTATCATCAACAGCACCTTTTGCGATAACTTCGTTATAAATGACCATCTTTCCTTCAAAATTTTTGAAGCGGAATAATTCGGTCTCTGCGTCATAGACGATAGGAGTACCCTCGATGATCATATCGCGTTTGGTTTCTTCGCCCTCTGCACGTTCTTCAGTGCGAGCACGAACTTCCATCACACGATGGTAGTCCTTATCACGAATCATCTTTTCAAGTTCTTTTTCATTCATCTTTTTCACCCTCCTGTTTAGGATTATTTGGATCTAATTGTTTAAGTGGGTCATCGGGATCATTCTCATCCTTGTCCCCATCTTTTTTGTAAGTTTGGTTTTGATACAGTTCATCTCCACCTTCAATCTTCGGTAAGTGTAAGATCTCAAGCACTGTATTCGGTTTGTACTTTGGCATTTTCACAACGATAGACGCCATTTGAGCTCTTTCTGGGAAGCTTGCTACTTGAAGTGGATCAGATACACCCTCAATTAAGTTTCCCGCGTTAATTTCACCAGTAGTGAATAACTTATATGTAAGCTCTTGACTTATTTCTTCGATTATCGGTTCGATGGTAGTTTCGTAATATGACTGCCAGTTCTTCGAATCGAATTTACCTTTACAGATATCAGGAGTACATCCCATGAATTCATAGATGTCGTCCTTCACTGATTGAAGTTCTGGAGCAAGTGGCCACTTACCATTTGAGCTGATCTCAGTAAGTTTTTCGTTTCCACTTACGTAGACAAGACCATCTTTTGAACCTAAGAACCTCTTTGCGTATTCTTCCTGACGCTTTGCCATGTTCTCATCAGAGACCGGTGCGCCAGCTTGAATTACGAATCTGATATACTGTGAGGCTTTTATTGCAGCTGCAAGTCCATCATATGAAGCTTGAATTGCCTGGAGCGATTTGCTGATCGGAGAAGAATACTTTCCGAAGAGCCCCGCTACGTTATCCGCATTCCTTTTAAGGACTAACAGTTGACTTTCTTTTACATAGTGCTTCTGGCCATTAACAGTGAAGTCGATATAACACTCACCGTTGACCATTGACACTCTACCGACATTGTCTATATCGATTGGCCATAATCCACCAACCATCGAAGGTTTTGTGAAGTCCCATTCTATATAGACGAGTGCGATTGAATCTCTCCAGTAGCTACTTCCAACTTCCTTCCAGAACTGAATCGCTGACTGGAGTTTATTCGGACGGAGGTTAAGTAATCTAACTAAGTCTTTTTTGTTTTCTGTCGGTTCGCCTTTTAATGTGTGGGCGAATTTGACTTTAGAGAGATGACGAGCGTTTGCGTTTACACATGACATGTAGGTCGCGTTGGTCTCTTTGTTTGCGGTTTCATCGTATTTGTTGAACCATCCCATTGGAATTATCATTCCGTTTGGTTTTTGGGTTCTAGCCCCAAACACTTTTGAGAACCAGTTTGTGATTGCTCCCATCTAGTTACCTCCTTCCTCGCTGACATTGGATTCGTAATTAGGGAGATACGAACCCCTATTTCGACAGAACTCGACAAGTGCGTTGAGAATCGTTGCCGGTCCATCGATTTTATTTGCACGGCCATCTTCTGCTTTCTTAGGCATTAGGTTGCCGTTTCTATCTACGACTAGTTGAATGTTAGCTAACATCCACTTCGTTATAGGATTGTTTTGGTACACTAAGGTCTTGTTCTGGAGCATAGCCTTCATCTCCTGCATTGGGATACTTAGTGTCTTAAATCCCTGGGCAACTGCTTCCTGACACATATCCTCTGACCAACCCAAGTCGTTAATTTCCTTAACGAGATAGCCAGCTGAGTATGAGTCGTAGCATATCTTCGCGTATGTCCATCCGTGCTTCTGGAACATCTCTAATAGATAATTCGCGATATCGTGGTAGTTAATAAGACCACCCATATCAGAAACACGAAGAAGTCCGCGTTCAATCCACGCATTCCATGGAACCTTTGAGGCTTTCGCCACTTCGGATTCCAGGAATTTCATGGTTGCCCAGTATTGGGTAATGGCGATGACTTTGCACTTCTCCCAGTCAAATAACAAGGTAGTGAATGCAGTCAAGTCACCAGTCCTGGATAAGTCGTAACCGCCGATGACCGTAGAGTTATCGAAGCGTTTAAGTTCTTCGTCACTGTACTTCTCATCGTTTTTGATAGTCTCACCATCAAGCCAGGTAATGTTACTAACTCCGACTACGTTGAAGTCTTTAACCTTAACTGTAGCCGCGTAGTTCTCATCACCTTTCATGTGTGCGACTTCACTACGTAAGTAGTCGATGGACTTAATCTCACCTAAGCTTGGGTTAGCTTTAATCCAGCAAGACTCATCATAAATCTCGTTTGGATCATCAAGCATATAAAGGATAGGCAAGAATCCAGGATCTTCGATTGCACCGTTAAGTACCTTAATTGCGTAGCTGAGCATATCATCGAAGAGGGCCTCACGAACAAAGCCCGCAGTCGTAATCATCGAGACTAGAGGCTGACTTCTTGTAGAGGTTGACTGCTTCAAGATGTCATAGATTTCTCGTTTTAACTCGTGAATCTCATCAACGATAGCACAGCTCGCATTAAGACCATCTAATGCCTTAGGGTTATTCGATAATGCTCTGAAGTAAGAATCTCGTTCTGGTACCGATATCTCGTAGACAGGGTACATACGCGAACTCATTATCTTAGAGAGTTCAGGATCCTTATTCTTCATAGACACAGCTTCTTCGAGAATTCGTTTTGACTGTGCATAGGAAGGCGAAGCAGAATAAATTTCCGCTCCTGGATCTTCGAATAGCTCTAGGTATAGACCTAACGCAGCATTCTCAGTAGACTTACCATTCTTCCTGGCTCTGACATCTAAGACTTCCTTGAATCTTCTCAAGTGAGTCTCTCTATCGAGAATACCGAAGATAGCCTGGTATTTTGCTTTTTGGAACAAGCACAACTGTAAAGTCTTACCGTTCCAGTCGCCTTTGGATTGTCTACAGAACCCTTCAGCGAACTTTATGAACTTACTGCCCTTCTTCTCATTGAAGTACCATCTTGGATCTTTACCCTCGATGATAGTTTTAAGATGTTGACAGTAGAGTAGCCTGATGTAGTTCGACACTACTATTTCGCCCGTTTCTATAGCGTCGATGTACTGCTTAATGTAATTGGCCATTAAGCCTTAATTTCTCCTGGCTCATCTTCGTTGTCATCGAAGAGTGCCTGGAGTCCGGTTTTCTTTTCTTTCTTAGGTTTGTCTTTAGGTAAGATACCCATTCGGATTCTACCTACAGGCGATAGACATAAGATTTCTGCATATCTCGCGATAAGCGTTCCCTGGTCTCTCATCGTTTTAAGAACCGGATTCTCTTTAATACCCGATAACAGACCATGTTTGTTATAAGTCTCTACCTTGAGCGTTGGATCTTTATTCCAGTCCTCAAGAGCTCTCATGTAGACCGCGTGGGCCATACAATAAGCCATTAGAGTTGGAACATCCAAGTCGTTCAGAACATCGATTTCCATTTTGCGATAGAGTGGCATTAAGCGCCTCCACTCTTTTTGAGCGATTGGATCTTTCAACTCTTTAGGACAAGAAAGACCAGCTGGAATACGTCTCATAGCGTTACTCACCTTTTCACGATGTTGCTTTTCAGCTTTCGAGTAGTTGTGAGTAGAATCCCAATCTGTCTTAGTAGTTGCTTTCGGTTTTCTTCCTCCTGGCATTACTGATCATCTCCGTCCGTTTCATTTATAGGGGTAACATCGGCCCTCCTATCACCACTCCGTTCTAGAGGCTATCCGTCAGTTCCGTTACCAGCTGTAACTTCCGAGACTTCCTTTCTCCGTCCCTTCATGGCTTATCACTGTTCGGTCCCTTCCTTGCTGAGGGGAAGTTTCCTAGTGGCCACACGCAAGCGGAGAGCCGATGAAACTTTCATCTTTTATAAGTAATTGTCCAGACTTCTACGAAGTATGGTGATTTTCCAAATTAGTTCGATGAATTCTCGGTTTTTGGGAATCACACTATTCCGCAGTCCAGGGCCGCTGTAGAGTGAGGTATGAAATTTACATACCCTACCCCCCGTCACCTGGTAATAATGACATCGCCATTCTCTGTAAACTCGACGCGATTAGGATTTCTCACCTCTCCATCTGTTCTGGCTTTGTCGTGACACGATTTGCATAGTAGTTCGAGGTTATCAGGATTAATCGCGATGTTCGGATCATCCACGTTCTCATCTGTTAATGGAATCTTGTGATGGACTTCTGTACCTCGACGTCCACATCTCTCGCAGATTCCTTTAGCCATCATTATCTTTTCTTGTTTCGCCCGTTTCCAGATAGCCGAATGATAGAACCTTTCTCGTATTACTGATCGTTTGTACTCTGGCATATTACTAAGGTGACCTAGGTCCAATCGTGGTACGGACGAACCACATTGATTC